ACAGCATATTTGAAATTTGTTATTGCTACAGAACAAGACTTTGTCGATGCACAACGAGCAATTGACCAATATCGTCAAGCAGGATTTAAAGGGCATGTTTATCTAATGCCAGTGGGTGGTGTTGAAAGTGTTTACGCCTTAAACAATCGCCGTGTAGCAGACTTAGCAATGAAAGAAGGCCTGCGTTATAGTGATCGTTTACAAGTGCCGTTGTTTAAAAATGAATGGGGAACCTAATGAATAAGTGGATTGAAAAACTATTTGGCATTGACAAGATTAGAATTCAAACTGAAGAAAGTTTAAAACAAGCAGAAGCCGCTAAAAAGGTTGCTGAAGATGCTATCACTGCCGCTGAACGAGCAAAAGAAGCAGAAGATTTGGCTAAACTTAGTTTGAAAGAACGTGCTACAAGAAAAAAAGAACCGTACATTGCTGTACTAGATACTCACGTAAACAAAGATAATATTCGAAATGGATTCTTTGAACTTGACTGGAATGAGTATTTTGTGTTAAAATTAAAACAAGAAGGATACGGTGAAGACGGTGACAAAGATGAAGATATTGTCGATCGTTGGTTCAGAGAATTATGTGCCAATGTAGTAGTTGCCGACGGATACGAATCGCCAATCAACACAGGTGTCATTGACATCAACGAAGTTAAAAGAAACAACAGATGACATACATTTTAGTAGATACAGCAAATACCTTTTTCCGTGCTCGACACGTTATCAACGGTGACGCTGATATCAAGTTAGGCATGGCATTTCATATTACCTTAAACAGTATTCGCAAAGCATGGAAAGACTTTAACGGTAGTCATGTTATCTTCTGTTTAGAAGGTCGGTCGTGGCGTAAGGATTATTATGCTCCTTATAAGCGTCAACGTGCAGAAGCTCGTGCCGCGCACTCTGAAAAAGAAGCAGAAGAAGAAAAAGTCTTTTGGGAAGCATTTGATACATTCAAAGACTTTGTTACAGAAAAGACAAATTGTACAGTAATGCAACATCCGCAGTTAGAAGCTGATGATCTTATTGCAGGTTGGATTCAAGCACATCCGCATGATGACCATGTTATTGTTAGCACAGACACCGACTTTGTGCAACTTATTGCGCCTAATGTGAAACAATATAACGGTGTTAGCGAAACTACTATTACACATGAAGGCTATTTTGATGACAAAGGCAAAAGAATCAAAGACAAAAAGACTGGCGAAGATAAAGTTGCGCCAGACCCAGAATGGCTCTTGTTTGAAAAATGTATGCGTGGTGATACCAGTGATAATGTCTTCTCAGCGTATCCGGGTGTGCGTACTAAAGGTACAAGCAAAAAAGTTGGTCTTACTGAAGCGTTCGCCGATCGTAAAAGCAAAGGATTTGCGTGGAACAATCTCATGTTACAGAAGTGGTCTGATCACAACGGAGTAGAGCATCGTGTGCTAGAAGATTATCAACGTAATCGTCAATTGATTGATTTGTCAGCACAGCCTGATGATATTAAAAAAATTATAGCAGACACAATTTCTACTGCTACTGCCGCTAATAAAAATGTTAGCCAAGTTGGCATTCGACTTATTAAATTTTGTAATCTTTACGATCTTAAAAAGATTGCGGATCAGGCACAATCATATGCTGAACCATTAAATGCGAGGTATACACTATGACCGAAGAACTACATGCTAAACCGATTATCAAAGATAAATTCTGGATTGTTGAAAAAGACGGTACAAAGTTTGCTACACTTAGAAAAATCGAAGATGAACGATTTGTTCTTAGTAATGAGGCAGGTGTTCACGTCTACGACAATAAAGAAAGTCTAACTAAACAGTTTGGTAAAAATTTCTTTGTTGCTAAAATTATTAAAGAAAGCAACGATGCATTGCCGAACGAAGTTCACGGATATACCTGTAGTGTTAGTCCACACAATGCAATGTTCGACATAAAAAGAAAACTTCCGTTGTTCACAAAGAGTGGTGACTCAAAAAGTTTATACTGTGCCGGTTACTATGTAATTCACTTTGACAAAGGTTGGGTTAAATCATTCTGTCCTAAGTTGATCACATTACAACGATATGAATATCAAGGTCCGTTTAAAACAGAAATCGAAATGAAACAGGTACTAGCAAATGTCTCAAAATAATTTTCAAGATCGGTTGCCTAGTGTCGAGCGACTAATTCAACGTTTAAATGTTGCTGAAAAAAGTCAACAAAAAGATATGCGTATAACTATTCAAGAAGCACGTGAACTTATACAAGAATTAGCTACTTTAACTGTTAAAATGTCAAATACTGTTCAAGAAGTACACACTATGCTGGCGGAAATTAAAGAATCTACGTCAAATGTGAGTGTTAAATTCGACGGTGGAGGCTTCGGTCCGGGCTAAATATATACGTGGTTATTGAGGACCAGAGTATAATGAGCAGACCGAAACCTAAAGTAATATTAGAACATGCAAACAAAGAAACTTTTAAAGTAGAACAAATACTTGAAAGTGATGCCATTTGGGCAGTGTTTTATAATGGTCAACCTTTTAATTTAAAAAGCGGCAGTCTACTAGCAAGTTATCCAGGACCTAAGTATAAGAAAGTTAGTTTTTCAAATCCAGGTCACGCACATAACTTAGCAAAAAAATTAAACAAAATTTTTAAGACTACCGAGTTTGAAGTTTACAAATTGTCACAGGGCGAAAAGATAAAATGACAGATCTAAAGGATACCTATACTGTGGTATTCTTAAAAGCGGCAGGACAACAAGTCAGTGCAGAGTCAATCAAAGAGCATCGTAGTCAGTGGTGGTACAATTTGAGAGCTAAAGAGGAAGGTGGACTGCGTCTTACGGATCACGGTTTAGACTTTATTAAATCTCAAGCAGATCTTAAAACGTACGAAATTAAACTCCCCAAAGAAATAACAATTACTCCACAAATTTTAGTTTGGCTTGATCAGTTTATAACATCACCTTGGTTTCTTACTAAAAACACAATCACAGTATTATCAGAAAAATCGGCATTCGAGCTTTACCTATTTTCAGGCGATGTTAAAAAAATGGGTCATGCTAAAGCAATGTCCAAAAGAATGTCAGAATCACTTTCGTAACCCTTCATAAACCACTAATATAAATATTTCGCAATGATTGAACTAAACCCTCTCGATGTATTAGAGTCTAGGAAATTAAACAGGATTCCTCCTCACTTTTCTAAGACTAAAATTGATGATAGAGAATTTTTTAATCATGAATTAGAAGATTGGATTAAAGTAAGGCTTAGAGGAAGATACAGTTTGAAATCTATCCCGGCAATCGACAAAGATGGAAAATTAAATACTTCCACCTTTGTAGCATTTGAAGATGAAAAAGAACTAACATACTTTATGTTAGCCTGTCCAAATTTAAGGAGATAATTATGACAGAAGAAGTTAAAGAGCCAGTAACAGAACAAGCACCTGAAGCTCAACAAGAAGCACCAGCGGCACCAGATTTGAATGTCAGCGACTTAAATGCATTGAAGAGCATTATTGATGTTGCTACACAACGTGGTGCATTTAAAGCATCTGAAATGGAAGCAGTTGGTAAAGTATACAACAGATTGTCTACATTTTTAGATTCAGTAACCAAAAAGGACTAAGTTAAAATGAGACAATTAAAGCACATCGGTAGAGTAAGTAATACAGGAGCGAAAGTAGTAGTAGCTTTTAGAACACTTCCTGGTGATTCAGGATCTGCGCTAGTTGTAGGAGTATCGACCCTGAGTGATTCTTATCACGATGCGCTGATGGCTCTTTTAGAAAGCGACCAAGGACAAGATGCTAACGAATTCGGCGAAATCATGCATACTCGCATGTTCCCGGACGGTCGCCCTATGTTGCAGGCAATGCAACAAGATGGCAGACTAGCTAAAGTGTCAACTGCAACTATTTTAATGACTCCAAATACAACGGCGGCTATTCCATTGAATGAACTCAATCAGTTGATTGCAGAACAAAAAAATGTTGCTGTTGATGATCTAGCTGGACTTGTATCAGGTGCTCCACAAAATTACAAGTCAGAAGTAAAAGAAGTTGCTAAGGTTACAGAAACTAAAGAACCTGCTCCAGCAAGAGCACAGGCGGCATCTAATGAAGTATTATCAGATACTGATCTTGCTAAGTCATTCCGTAGTCAAGCCGATGCTATGTATAAAGAAGCGGCACGTTTACGTAAACAAGCAGACGAATTAGATCCACCAAAGAAAAAAGCTACTAAGGCAACAGAAGAAGCAAGTGCCTAAAAAACTTTTTAAACCGCCAACACACATCGTAAAGGAGTGGCCGGAGGTATTCGAAGATTTATACATGAATACCATGCCGGTCGCTTACCTTGATGTTATTAAATTAGAATTTACCAATGGAAGAATCTGGGAATTAAATATCCCCGAACTAATTGCAACTTCTGATTCACACGAAGTGGCGGATAAATTAGTAGAGTTATTTCAAGAGTATCAAGACGACATCAAGAAGATTGATTTTGAAATTGATGTCGATCGATTAAAAGGCGATATCGCCAAAGAAACTAAAAAATTTTTATAAGAGTTGGTTAGTTTTTAAATAATCTGCCAATTGCTCAGCAAACAGTTTGTGTATTTCTTCACAAAAATGCCCGCCAGGTAAGGATGCTGGCTCGGGATAAGTTTTAGTAATATCATCCATAGATAACACCGGATTTAATATCTCAACTAGCCTGTCCACTTGTGGCATTTTTTCAAGGTCAAAATTCAATCCGTATCTCAATAAACAACTATCTACAAATACTACTTTAGTTCCGTAACTTTCTATATATTGTCTAGCAGTAAATAATGCCTTCATAGATTCCCAAAATAAATCATAGTCATTATGACTAAGGAAATATTGTTTTGCCATATCTGCTAATGCACCGTCAGCGCCATCAACCATCCAAGAAGACATAAAACTTTGATATTGATATTTGTTCATCTTTTTAATTGCAGGATTATATTGAGGGAACCCAATTCTATTAGACGATGTTACCATTATAATTACTAGTAGTTCTTTAGGATCTCGATACTCAAGCATAGAATGAAATTCGTGCATTGCCCTATGTGCAATTTCTTGGTTCGATATACCACCAAGAGCAATATTTACTACATCTGTATCTATTAGACGCTGAAGATAAGCCGGCCATGCCATTTTAAGTTGATCTTGATAATAATATCTCCAATTATCATTTTTAAGAAGCCGTTTCATTGCCTTATGATATTGATTTTTTAAATTATCGTATGGATTAGGGCCGTGTTGTCTTGGAGACCAAAGATATTCAGTATACCCCGGTATTACAACATTACCGTTCAACTCATCGCCTGCTGTATAACTATCACCGCAACAAATAACATATTTCTTAGTCAATTGACATCTCCAATATTGCAGAATCAGGAGTAATTAAATTTACTAGCTCTTCTGCTGTTGTAATTGTATTTAATCGGGCAGTAACATACGCACCCGTTACAATTCGAGGATCTCTCTTTGACCACCCGGTTCTTTCTTTAAACCATTCGTAATTAGAATCAAACCATTTCCAAAACTCTGTTTCTTCAGGGTATGTAACCGTTGTGCCAAACCACATTCTAAAATCTGCGGCATAATGTGTCCATGGAACAAACACATCGTCTGATAAGACATCTTCACTTCTATAAATTGCTATTGGGTCTTTGCCGATATGATGATACGTTAGTACTATATCACCGAATGTACTTGTATTTGTAAAATTTTCGTATTCAGAAATTTCAAAAGGAATGCGAGGACCCTTTTCCCATCCTACTTGAATTGCCGGTATTTGATGCATCATATCTCCTTCTAGGGCATGTAGATTGTGATGCATGTCTGCTAACAAACTATGAGTATGTTCGTTTTTAGCAAACCAATTATGTAAAACATTTAAGTATTGTTTATCAACTTTTTCTAAATTGACAATTGGAGGCATATCAGCAATATTCTCTCGTATAGCATGCATGGCCTTTGTCATATTAGTATAATAAGTTGATTTATTATATTTGTAAAAATTACTATAATGTAGTTTGTCAGGCGGATACATAGCCAGTGTTTCTTTTACAGCCTTTGCCCATTTCTGAGAAACTGGATCTGTTCCAATTGTCCAATCTAGTGTTATATTTTTAAATTTTATTTGAAGGTGATTTAACATTAAACTTTTTCCTGTCATATAATGCGTATCTTTATTATAAAGTTTATCAATAGGAGAATCGCCGCCGCAGGTTTCAAAACAATATCGAACTCGGCCGTCTCCCTTTTCACTATTCCATCTTTCGTAAAAAGTTGTTTCTAAATAATCAGAATTTAGAATATCTTTCAACAGATTAAAATTTAGGTTTACTTTTTCTTTACCGTATTGCTGTACTAAATTTTTTAGTTGTAAGGCACTTGTAGTATCATTTAATCCGCCGTACCAAGTACCAATATAACAACAGGGTAATACTGTACCTGTAGCAGAAACATATATTTCCATATGTTGGTTATTATTTTTTGATTTACATGTAACTGTTTTTGTTTTAAGATTATCAGGAAATGTAAAGTTTGCTTTTTTTATTTTTGAATTCCAACTTTCTGCAATTTCTTCTTTTGAACGAGCTTTTATTTTAGCAGGATCTATTCTAACAATATGTGGTTCAAAGAAATGTTCCATTTTTATATTTTGCCATTCCTTAGAAGGAGGCGTAATATTATATAAATGATTAAAATTCTTATCAAACACAGGCATATGCGTATACCCATGAGGATGTTCAAATCCAAAGGGTTTTTTTGGTGCAAAAAAATGTATTCCAATTTCTTTTGCTAGAGCCCTTGCTTCTTCTAACTGGTGTTCATTATGTCCAAATACAATAAAATCCCATTGACTCTTAGCACCGGTAGACGCATATGCTTTCATATTACTAATTACTCTATCCCATTGTACATTCCGTCTATAGATATGATTAGTATCTTCTAGCCCATCAACACTAAAAATCATTGTTCTAAACTGATGACCAAGAAACAGTTTTCCAAGTTTTTTCCAAAAGGCAGGCTGGCGCATCCCAGCGTTTGAATTTACCTGTATAGCGGCTTTTGAGTTAGTAGCAACGTATTCTAAAATTTCGTACACATCTTTGGCCATCATTGGATCTCCGGCAGTACCGCAAAAAACCCACCTAGCCGATCGTTGAACAAAATCTAATGGAAACCATGTTTTAAATTGCTCTAATGATATAGATGTTAAATCTAATTCGGGATTTACAATTTCACTATGACCGACATACCTTGAACAATTTGGACAGGCGGCATTGCATTGATTTGACAACTCCACATGTACCGCCCTAGTATTTTCGTAATTCCAAAAAGTCATGATCAATAGTTCTCGTATACGTCTTTACACATCTGATAAAACTCTGCATACTCCGGAAAAGTTTTTAACAGGTCTGTGCCTAATCGCTTATCGTTGTCTCTAAAAAAACTGTAAAAGTCTCTGCGACCAGCACGGATCTTTTCATCGGGAATAGTCTTTGCTTTCATGTAGTCTGTTACACGCAGAAACTTTTCATATTCGACACCAGTAAACCATTCTTGATTATCTTTAATAAATTGTAAAGTATTATCCATATAAACAATAAAATCATCTGTTAGGATGTTTATCATCCAGTGTGGTGGCTCTTTTAGATATGGAGTATCAAACGCTACTGCATTCATTCCGTATTCTTTACGCCATTCGATAACCTTTTCTAACAAACTTTGAAAATTAGTTACACATAACACGTTGAACGTACACATTAGATTTACTGTGGCGCCAGCTTTGATAACTTCTTTCATGTTGCGTTCCCAGTGATCACACTTTAATCCTGTACGCATATATTCAGCTTGCTCGCCCCAACTATCAATACTAGTAAAGAAACTAAACTTACGAATCTTGTTCTGCGATACCAAGGATGTTACACGAGCAATCAAACGATCAACTCGATCAAATGTAACTCCAAGATTGCTGTTTAATGTAATTTCTAAATGCGGACTAGGCTCGTCTTCTAACAGATCAAAGAACTGCATGGCGGCAGGATTCATTAAAGGCTCGCCGCCTGTAATACGCAAAGTATGTAGATCATTCTTTAGGCTAGGCCACCAACGCCAGAACGCTTCAATGTACGGATTTTCTTCTTTTGGACCATAGTAAGTTCCGTGTTTTAAAAAATCAATTCCGTATTGATTATATGTCAAATCATAGTTGCCATATTTTTTAATTTCTTCCATCCACATAGTACTTGCTTGAGGACAGCAATAACCACAACGATAGTTACAAGCGTTACCAAAACTAACTTCTAAATAACGAGGATTGACAGGAGCATCCCATGGAAGCTCTGCCAATTGTTCAATTAGTGGTTCGCTGAAGTCACTGGCGCTGTGAATCATACGATCACTAATATGTTCGCCTTCCAGGTCTTCGATGTTCCAACAATAGTAACACTCTTCCGGTCTTCCACCTTCAAGCATAGTTTTGCGTTGTTGTTTTTTCCACTTGGTGTTATGTAATGCACTTGCATCAATTTTAATTTCCTCTAAAGGAATATGATGGGGACGTGGATGATAACAACTATGATTATCACCTGTATGTAGATATAGAGTTTGGTGCAACCATTTCATTGCACAAAATCCAGGTCCTACTTTGTTTAGTCTGTCACGTACACCTTTAATATGTTCTACTCTATTATCCATTTTTGTCCTTACATTGTTGCCAGAATTTTCCTAACTCCGGAAACGTCTTTAAAAAGTTTGTATCTCTGCGCTCGTCGTGTTCTCTAAAAAACAAATAAAAATTCTTCATAGCTGATTCTTTATCAAATCCTGTATCAGCTTTAATCCAATCAATCAATCTTTGCACTTTGCTAATTTCAAAATCTTTAAAGCCTTTAAATTGATTGCCCCTACCTTCTTTATTCTGCAACATAAATCCTATAGTTTTTTCCAACTCACTAACTAATTCGGGAATCATCTTAGCATTTAAAAATTCTGGTTGTTCTAGTTGCGGAATATCAAACCATATCATCTGTCTATTTTTACTATATGCTCTTCTTAGTTTAAGAATGTTTTGCATGTATTCAAGAATGCCCGTATAACTTAAAGCATTAAATGTAATAATAAACGTCAGCGAATGTTTCTTTCCGTTCGCTAAAAAATCTTTAACGTTCTTGTTTAACATTTTCATGTCAAGGCCGTTTCGAATATATTCCGCTTGAGGACCCCAACTGTCTAAACTACAAAATAACATAAAATGATCAATAGCATCTGCATCTGTTATGTCTTTAAGTCCAGACATAAATTTGTCCCATTGATTTCCTGGAGGACAACAATTACTAGTGATCGCAAGGTGTAAATCCTTTTTAGGATTTTGCTTTACATAATCAAACATACGGAATGTATTCTTATCCATCAGTGGCTCACCACCAGTCATACGGAATGTTTGTAATGTAGGATAAATGTCAGGCATCCATTCCCAAAATGCTTTTAGATAAGGATTGTCAGGACCGTTGTCAATTGGAATCTCATTTTGCATCCATGTAATATCGTTATGCACTTTCTCATCTAAGATATAAGGGCCGTATTTTTCAATTTCTTGATTCCATGCGGTGCTCAAATGGGGACTACAATAACTACATTTAAAATTGCAGGCCTGATTAAAATTCACTTCTACATATCTAGGTTTAGCATTTCCTGTTTCTGCTAACTCTAATGCTTCTTCAATTAGCCCATCTTCGTAAACATCTTTACTACGATAAGCACGATCGCTCAGTTGATTCCCACTATCCTCAGTTTGCCAACAGAAACTGCACTCAGGAGGGCGAATTCCGTCAAGCATTAGTCGACGTTGAGATTTTTTATATTTTGTATTATGTAAAGCACTTACATCAATTTTAATTTCATCTTGAGGAATGGCATGCGCTCTTGGATGATAACAACTATGAGTACGACCTGTAGGAATGTGCAAACTAACTGTAAACCATTTAGCTAGACAAAAACTAGGACTAATTTCATTTAATTCTTCTTTTACATATTCGGCATCCAGCATATAACGAGATTGATATTTTCCATCAATCTTACGCATTTCATTGCCTTTTATATTTCTATTAAATTCCATATTGTTGTTTTAACCAGTCAAAGTCATTTATCTTTGATAGCATTTCGGCATTGCCTTTATTGGCTTCGCCGTATTTCCTTCCTGCAATTGCGCCGTTGATTGCATCTTGAGCATAATCACCGTTGGCAACTGTACACCAAATATCTAATCGTGCTATTGTTTCTTCGTTGTCTTGTCTATCAATAATTTTACTAGACAATTTTACACATTCTCTAAACGCTGAACGCCAGGTAGAAAATGCATCAGTATTAAATGCCGTGATATTACTAACTGCTGGCATTGCCTTAAATCTAGGGCTAATTGATGTTGTCATATCTGTAGAACTCACATCCATAGATAAAGTGAGATCCCTTGGTAATAGTTTAACACCTCCGTAGCCATATGTCAAGTCATTTAATGGGTTTTGACTGCGCCATACATGAACGATATCACGTTCATATCTCGATACTACATGAGTAAAATCAAAATCAGGCACAATAACTGCATCACCGTCAACTACCCAAAACATATCAGTTGTGGCAATTTCAGCCGCTCTAATGTGCGCTTGATGAATACCTTTGACTCCATGTACCCGTTTAACGTTAGGAAATTTTGATTCTAATACTTGATAATTCTGATCAGCAGTAGGTTCATTATAACTGATAAA